AAAAAAAATCAGAGGAACATAAATCCATTCTTTACAAATGGGTCTGTGGGCCAGGTTCGTTGCTTTTGAGATTCGGATCGTGATTCGAGAATGAAGTTCTGGAACATACACTGTTGGAATGTCGGAAAAGTAAGTCGTCCATCTTTGTCGTAAAGAGATTCGATTGCGTGGTCGCCGCCCATATAGTATAGGTCGCGCGAGTACCAGTCAGAGAGTTCAGGCGTAATGCCTAATTCATTGACAAGGAAGTCGAATGCGTCTTTGAGAGTATCGTAAACTGCTTGTGAGCAGCCCATCGATGCCAGTGCTAGTCCGATGCAGGTGCCTGCGGATTCGGGTAAGCGTTGGGGTCTCTCGGGAAAGAGGAGGTGTGACAACAAATCAACATCAGTGCGGTAAGCCATGCCTTGCTTGTTATAATAGCCAAGGACATAAACATTGTCGAGTTGATCGTGAAAGTCAGATTTGTCTACAGAAAGCTTAGCGTTGAAGCGTTTCATAGCGATATCGCTCATGAGTTTTAAGAAAAGTTTCTTTCCGTATAGTCGGAAGAAATCTTCGCCAAAACACACGATTGAGTCGTCGCCTTGAAGTTTGACAAAGAAGCGGGTAGCTTCGATGTTTACACCAAGTTCGGATAGACATGTGAGTAGCATAATCCCATTTACCCAAGAATCAAGTAGTTGAGTCTCTTGGAAGCCAGAGGCTATTCCATTGAAGGTCCATTGATATACGGAGCCATCAGGAAGTAGAGTGGGGTAGTGCTTAACATTATGAGTGAACCATGTCCAAAGATTTTGCAAACGTTGAGGGTCTGTTTGCGCATTTGGGTAGAATGAAGTAGGTTGGTAGGAACCGCTCCAGTCAAAGAAAGAGTGCCAAGTATCGTGAACGTCGTCAATAATAGAATGAAGAGCGCGTCGATCGAATTGGGACCAGTCAGCAGAAAGGACGTTATAGAAGGAAGAACCCATTTTTGATTGGATTAATCTTCTTAAACGTTTCCATCCGCCTCGCATGATTTCGCAACCCCACATGAGTGGTGAGTTTGCGGTGTCTCGATTCAATAGATCTGCCTGCATGGGCCAGATGAACATGTTTTCGACAAAAAGGAGTAGTTTGGGGACGCCAAATACTGCACGGATTTTGTCTTCGTCGAGGGGTCCGACGACGTGAGCTCGAGCATGAAGGTTTACCCAGTAATAGGGTTTTGGAGTGCCATCAGCTTCGAAGAACGCGGAATGTTTATCTTTGATCAGATGAACAAGATTGCGATTGGTAACAAATAATAAGTTAAATAGATTATGGAAGGTAGG